CTACGACTTCGCCGGCCAGTTGAAGTTGATGGAAAATGCCATCGCGGAACTGGAGAATTACGGGCCGAACCAGGCGCTGGTCGGAGACGCACAGAACCAGTCGGGACGGGCAATCCAGCTTCTTCAGCAAGCCGGCATGGCTGAGCTTGGTCCGTACATTCTCGGTTATCGCGGCTGGAAGGTCCGTGTCTATCGCGCGCTGTTCAATGCGGTGCAGCACAATTGGAGTGGCGAGCGCTGGATTCGCGTGACGGACGACGAGGGGCTTGCGCAGTTCATCCAGATCAACGGCGTTGAGGTCAACCCGATGACCGGCATGCCGACCGTAGTCAATGCCATCGGCTCTCTGGACGTGGATATCATCCTCGATGAAGGCCCGGACGCGATCAACGCGCAGGCCGACGTGTACGAAACGCTATCGCAGGTGTTGCCGTCTGTTGCGCCGATGCTGACGCCGCCGCAGGCGCAGGCGGCGGTCAAAGTTCTGTTTGAGACTTCGGCCCTTCCGGCGTCGGCCAAGAAGGAATTCCGTGAGGCCTCGAAGGCCGCGCAGCAACCCGATCCGATGCAGGAGCGCGCCAAGCAGGTTGCTCTTGCTGGTGAGGAAGCCAAGGTCCGCGAGACGGATTCCAAGGTCGCGCTGAACATGGCGAAGGCGCAGGAGACGATGCAGCCGGATATGCCGGCTCCGGGCAAGCCGGAGAAGTTCGAGCTGCCGCCGGAAGTGCAGGTCGCCGCGGCGCTTGCCGATATCCAGAACACGAACGCCGACACGCAACAGAAGCGGTCGCAAGCATTCAAGACGGAAGTGGATGCGAGCCTTGCCCCGCAGCAGGCAGAGCATCAGCAGCGCATGGACGCTGCGAACTTCGAGCAGTCCGCACAGGACAAGGCCGAGGATCGCAAGGCTGCGGCTCGGCAGCAAAAGAAATCGTAGGCGACCACGATACGGCGCATCCGCACGCTGACAGCGACATGTCGGCATACGTTCCGCCACGATACGGCGACCAGAGGACACCATGAACGACGAGGAACTGTTTAATTCTGCAATGACTGAAGCTGCGCCCGAGATCGAAGCGCCGGCCGAGCCGGAAGCGAACGAGGGTGGACAGCCGCGTGACGAACAGGGTCGGTTTACTGCGAAGGCAGCGGAGCCCGAGCCGGAGGGCCAATCCGAGTCTGAAGCGGCAGCGCCGCAGACGACGAAGGACGAAGCGCATGTTCCGTCATGGCGACTGCGAGAGGTCAACGATGCTCGCGAAGCGGCAGAACGCCGCGCTCGGGAGATCGAAGACCGCTATCAGCGCGAACTTGCTGACCTGCGAAGCCGGTTGCCGAAGCAGGAGGCCCAGGCCGCCCCGGACTTGTACGAAGACCCGAACGGGTTTGTCGGTCACAACGTCCGTCAGGCCGTCGATCCGATCAAAAGCGAAATCGGCCAGATGCGGGAATACTTCTCGCGTCGCGACGCCGAGCGCGAGCACGGGGCCGATAAGGTTCAGGCAGCGTTCGCTTGGCTCGAAGAGGGCAGCGCATCGCGTGATCCTGAGCGGTTCGCGATTTACCAGAAGGCGATGCAATCGATGCATCCCTATGGCGAGATCGTGAAAGCGCATCAGGAACGTCAGTTGCTTCAGCAGATCGGCAGCGACCCTCAGAAGTGGTTCGAGACCAGTCTTGAACAGAAGCTTCAGAGCGATCCGCAGTTCGCCGCAAGCCTGTTGCAGAAAATCCAGCAGTCCGCCCGTGGTGCTCCTCAACAGCAAGGATCAACCGTCAGGCTCCCGCCATCCCTCAACCGTATCGCATCCGCGCAGTCCGCTGCCGATGCGTCCGGCGACATGAGCGATGCGAGCCTGTTTGAAAACGCAATGCGCTAAGCGTCTGACCATAGAATGAACCAGCCGCCCCAAGGGGCGGTTTTTTTATGGGCGGACGACGACGCGGAAAGGGCATCACATGGCCGTTACAACCGTTCAGACCAACAACAAGCTGGTCAAGTACACCCAGGAAATCAACCGCGAGTGGGTTCGCGGTAATGCGTTCAGCCCGTATCAGGGTACGAGCGTCAATGCCATCATCCGGATCAAGAACGAACTGAAGTCCGGCGGCGAACAGATGAACATCCCGCTTGTCCGTCGGTTGACGGGGCGCGGCAAGGGCTCCGGTACTCTCGTCGGCAACGAGGAGAAGATCGACAACTACGGCATGCGCGTGTGGCTCGATTGGGCGCGCAACGCGACTGCCGTCAACAAGGCAGAGCAGCACAAGGATTCAGCGGACATCTTCGGCGAAGCCAAGCCGCTCCTGTCCGACTGGCTGAACGAGCTGAAGCGCGACGAACTGATTGCCGCGCTCATGGCGTTGCCGAGTGAGTCTTCGCCGGCTGGCCTCAATTCCGATGACGGCGACCGTGTGAACGGCCTTCGTTATGAGGATGCGAGCGCAGCGCAGCGCAATACGTGGAACGCTGACAACTCCGACCGCGTGCTTTATGGCGCATCCACGTCGAACTACAACGCCACGCACGCAACGGCGCTTGGTAACGTCGACACGACCAACGACAAGTTCACGGCTGCGAACCTGTCGCTGCTGAAGCGCGTTGCGAAGAACGCCAACCCGAAAATCCGCCCCTACCGGACGGAAGACGGTCGCGAATACTTCGTGGCGTTCGCCGGCACGAATCCGTTCCGCGATCTGAAGATCGACCTTCAGACCGTGAACAAGGATGCGCGCCCGCGCGAAGCCGATGGCGTGAGCAAGAACCCGCTCTTCCAGGATGGCGACCAGATTTATGATGGTGTCATCGTCCGCGAAGTTCCGGAAATCTCGTCCTTCGTGACGAGCGTCTGGACCTCGTTGAAGACGGCGGGCAACTCGTCGGCTCGTGTCGAGCCGGTCTTCCTGTGCGGCCAGCAAGCAGCCGTCATGGCGATCGGCCAGATGGCGAAGCCGACCTTCCGCAAGGAGGACGACTACCAGTTCATCACTGGCACGGGCATCGAGGCTGCTTACGGCATCTCCAAGATGTTCAGCAAGGCTCAGACCGGCTCTGCGCTTGTGCAGTGGGGCATGGCGACGGGCTTCTTCGCGTCGGCCGCCGACTAACGGGCGCGGGGAGGGCTTCGGCTCTCCCCATTTTCATTTTCAGAGGATCAACCAATGACTGGCACTCTCAACAACAACGTCTCCGCGCGAGACATCGGCTACGGCGTTGTGCAGTTCCTGCGCAAGCGCATCGTTTACACGCAGACCGGCGCAATCACGATCGGCGTCATCCCGGCGGGATCGCTCATCCTGAAGCCGCTGTCCGGGGTGATGGTGAACGTCATCACCAACGCTGGCACCAACAACCGGATCGACATCGGCACGTCCGCCGACGACGATCTGTACGGCACTGACCTTGCGACCGGCACGGCGACGTTCGTTCCGCTCGATGAAGCCGTCTCGATGTACGTCTCGTCGGACACGACGATCACGGCAACGCTGGACTTGACGGGAACGGCTGCGACGACTGGCGACTTGGAAGTGGTGATCGCCTTCATTACCGGCGGTCGCTAACCGAAAGGAAGTCGTCATGTCGGAGAGCGTAAACGTCACCTACGTCGGCGCAGAAGGCGAGCCGGATACGAACGTCTGGAAGGGTTACTCCTTCCGGAAGGGCGAGCCGGTCGCAGTCACTGACCCTCACATCATCGCGAAGGCGAAAGGCAATCGCTTTTTCGAGGTTGAGGGTCATGTGAAGCGCCCGCAGGAAGCCGATGGCCATGATGGCGGCGACATCGGTGATCTGGAAAAGATGGGCATTCGCAAGTTGCGGGAGATCGCTGCGGAGCGGGGCATCGATTCCCTTCGTGAGGATGGCGACGGAAAGAGCAAGGCGGAACTCATTGCCGAGCTTCGCGGCTAGCGACCAAGCGGCCCCTTCGGGGGCCGTTTTCATTTGAGGGAAGAGCATGACCCAGACAACGCAAAAGCTGATCTACGATGCGTTGTCGAAGCTTGGCCGGAGATACGTCGGTGAAGCGCCGGACGACGGCGACTATGAGACGGTGAGGCAGGCCATCGGACCGCTTGTGGCAATGCTTGCAGCCGATCCACGCTGCGGCGTCGTGATCGAGGATATTAACGCGATCGAGGATCGGTTCTATCCCGCGCTTGTGCTTTTGCTGGCTGTCCAGGTGGCCCCGGAGTTCGGAACTGATGCAGCGCAAAACCTTGCGGTCAATGCCGGCTTCGCGTCTGTGCGCGATTTGCAGGCCGCGCAGATGACGACGCTGAAGGTGATCGCCGCGCGTCAGCCAACCTACAAGACATTGCAGGCGCAATACTTCTGATGACCGCCTTCCAGATGCCAGTCACCACAGCGCCGGGGCAGCACCCGCATGAATGTGGCGGCCGGCTCATCAACTGTTACGCGGAGAAGCTGGAAGGCGCTGCGGGCACGCAGGTTGTTGTGCATCGCGTGCCGGGCCTGACGGGCTTTGCAACGTCGAGCCAGACAGGTTTTCGCGGGGCGCTTCAGGTCGGATCGACGCTCTATAGCGCATGGTCTGGCAAAGTCTACAAATGCGGATCGGGCGGCGGTGCGCTCACTGCTCTGACCGGCAACCTGACAGGCTCGGCTCGGGTGTTCATGGCGCGCAATAACGCTGCGACGCCTGACCTTGTGATTGTGTCGCCCGGCGATGGCGCGTTTGTCGCCTCTACGTCGGCGGTGAGTTCGTATCCGGACGCTGACGTTGGTTCGCCAAACGCAGTCTGCGAGCACAAGTCTTTCTTCATCTTCACGCGCGGCAACGGGACGATCATTGCGACCGGGCCGAACTCGACGGCGATCAACACGCTCGACACGGCAACGGCCGAATACAAGCCGGACACGGCCTATCGGCCCATGTCGTACAAGGACAATCTGCTGATCTGGGGATCGGAGAGCGTTGAGTTTTGGGGCGGATTGAACGATACCGGATTCCCGTTCTCCTACATCTCCGCATTGGATATTGGCGCTGTCGGGCCTTACGCGGTCGGCGGGATACGGACGGCTTTGACGCTGG